ATACAGGAATAGAAAGAAGTATACGCGTAAAAATAAACATAGGAATAAGTCTTGTGAAGATTAATTCGTATATTGATTGTATAATTAAAAAAGATAAGTTATGATGAAAATGAAAGATATTTTGAAATCAAATGAATTAGATAATGTAGTTGAAGTTAATTCTGTAGAAGAAATTCCTACGTTAGTGTTTAATGAAAGAAATTGTTTTAATTCATTTTCTGTAGTGATTGATAGAAATGTGTTTTGTGTAATTGTGTTTGAGAAGAAAGAAGAAATGATGTACATGAGCGGACGATTCTTAAAATCAACAAACGAATTCAAATACTATACTTCAAATAGAATTGTTATTCAAGATAAAGAATTAAAAAAAAGTATATTAACGACATTTCCGAGATATTATCATATGATTATTAAGGACTAAGTTAATACAAAATTGATTCGTATATTTCAGTATAATTAAAAAAGATAAGATATGAAAAAAGAAATGTTGAAATTTGTTGAAGAGAATTTTGAAGTAATTAAAAATCAATTCTTGAAAGATGAATTAGAAATTTTAGATGATTGTTGTGATGATCAAGAAGAGTTTGATTATTTAAGTGAATTTTTGAGTAATCAGATGAATGTTTCAACTGCTAAAGAATTGATTGATGTGATTAATGATAGATCAATTGGTGTTGATTTAGATAGTGAGGAAGTTATTGAGTTATTTAATATGATTAAAGCAATTAAGGAAGCAGCTAATTAAAGCTGCTTTCGTATATTGATTGTATAATTAAAAAAGATAAAGATGAAATCAATTACATTATTTAGGACAGTAAAACAAGAAATAACTTTTTATGAAGATGATTTTGAAACAATTGAACAATTTGATCAATTTGTTTTAGATACAGAATCAGATAAGGATTTGAGATGTGACACATTTTATGATAACTTAGATGATGACTGTGATGTTGAATGGAGTGAGGTTATGATTAAGGAATAGTTTAATTTAGTAGAATTTCATATATTGATATTATAATTAAAAAAAGAAAAGATATGAGAGAAGAAATAATAAAAAAGTTAGTTGATGAATTTGGTGAGAAAGAATCATCATTCAACAACACCAAAACAAATCAACAACGTGAAAAATTTTGGACATACAATCGTTTAATAAACTATTACAATAAAAAGAAAATAAATGAATAAGTAAATCAAATTATAGTTCGTATATTGAGGTATAATTAAGATAAGAAAAGAAATTAAAATTAAAAAGTAAAAGTTATGAAAAAAGTAGTTAAAAATTCAGAAGTAAAAGGAGTTAAAACAGGTCGTCCAGTTAATCCAAATTCAGTACGTCAAATCCGTTTAGCAGAGTTAGAAGCAAAACGTAGTAATGGAGAGTTAAAACGAGGACGTCCAGTTGATCCAAATTCAGAGCGTCAGTTACGTTTGAAAATTCAAACAATCAATAAAGCATTAGGAATAGGAGGACAAGGACGTCCGATCAATCCAAATTCAGCTAGACAAAAACGATTAAATGAATTAGCTGCTAAAGCTGAATTGAATGGAGGAGCTGTTAAGCGAGGACGTCCAGCGAAAGTAGTAGTAACGGACGAGGTAGCTGCTTAAGCTACCTTGGACACCCAAGGGTTAAGGTGAGTTCGTATATTGAGGTATAAATAAGAGAGATATGGAAGTATTAGTTGTATTAGGTATAGCGATTGCAGTTACGATGGTTAAATTCTTATTAATGGAGATATTATTATGAAAAAGCAAAAGACCCAGATCCCGATCCCAGTGGATATAGTGTTTATACCCCACATTTTGATGTTTGAGCACTCGATTATTCACCTGAATTAGGTCATTATGGTAGACAGGTGGGTTCGAATCCCACATGACCACTATCTTTTTAATTATACACCCTGGAGCCCGAGCAATCGGGCTTTTGGGGGCTATGAGTACACACCAATTTATCCAACAGAACCAAGACCGTATTGAGAACATAGACGGCAATTTAGATGATGCAGCCATCACCATTATGAATGATAATGGGCGCCTGGAGTTTTATTACTTTGAGGATGGCGTTATGGTGAGCGCCAGGGCTAAAAACCCAAATGTGCGCGCTTGGTAAATGGTGCTGGGTCTGGAGACCATGGAGACCCAAGACCATGGATCCCATAGACCCGAGACCATAGATCCTGACCCCTATAGGGGGTCTGGTGGCGTACCGCCGTATATATACCGTATGCGTATGGTATTATGTACCCGGTACCACGCGCGTTGGGGTCAATATACGCGTGGCGTGGCGATTTTCATTGCTTAGAGTAAATCCCTTCTTTCTAACCCTTTACCCACATCGACCCATTATATAATTATATATTTCCATTTTACATATTTTTGGAAACCCCCGTAAATCCCAAATCTCTTCTTTTTAAAAATTTCTTGGTATCGAGCAAATATATACGCATATAAAGTGTGGCTTCCATTATTTTACCATATTTATAATCAAAATAACCTGTTGGTTATTTCCTAATATATTAATAATATATTCAATGATAAAAAAAGCACTTTTAATCCCAGTTTATTTAGTAGCAGGTTACATTTTTATAGTTGCATGTTCTATAGTCTCAATAATCAATTTATTTAAATAAGATGCCAACCGTAAATTATACTTTTGATAGCCTATATGGTACCCAAGGAGAAGGAACTTCTTCCATTAATTTAACAGCAGGCACCCCTTATACTTTTGCTTTAGTTAATAATTCAGGTTCTTCTTATTTTACCATGGAAACCCCATCTAACAATTTACTTAATGGGTCTACTCCAAAGAATACATCTGGGTCATTTACTTCAACTGGGAGTTTATCTCCAGTTATTTCTGATTATATTGCTGGGTTTGCTCTCCCCCAAACTAGTTCTTATACTTTTGTTTTTACTCCTGCTACTAATGTAACAGGGACTACTTTAAGATTAAGAGGAACTGGGGGGATTACGTTAGCTCTTTCGTATTAATAGTATATACGGATAGAAGTATTTTGTGGAGTTCCAAAAATAATTTGGAGGGTTAAAATATATTTCTTATATTTACGGTATAAACAAATAAAAATAAAGGTTATGTTGAAAGTAGAAGAAATGACTCAAGAACAAATTAATCAAGAAATTAAAAAACTTGATTTTCAATTAACAAAATTAGCAATCATTGCTGTTGGATTTATTTTGGGGTTTTTAATCCAAATTACATTAATTGTTTTAGGCATTATGCCTTTAGACTTAATTTCAATTAGTATTTTGCTTGTTTGCATTTTAGCAGTAGTAAATAATGTTAAAGAAGGTCGTGAAATTAATTTGCAATTGTTTATTTTAAACATGTTTAAAGGAAATGAAGATGGAGAATGAAAAGTATCAACCAAGTAGAAAAATAACCACTGCAGACAAAACTATAATGTATATGTTTGATGGGAAACTTCACAATTGGGAAGGTCCGGCTTTAATTCCTCAAGGTGATAATCGCAAACGAGAGTATTATCTTAATGGGATTAAAATGACTCAAGAGCAATGGAAAGAGGCTCTTAAAGGTAGAGAAGGTTTACCTTGGTATAAAGGTTCGGGTGCTAAAGCACGATTTTAACACGCAAAATAAAGGTTATGAAACGTATATCAAACGAAGAGGCTTTAAATTACGTTCCGTATGAAAGAACTCCTTTATCGCCTCCCCCATCGCAATATTCAATTTTTGTAAAAGATGATGGTTGGGAAGAAATAAAATATTATACATCTCGTTTTAGACAAAGTATGAACGGAAATAATGGAGATCAATCTGTTTATATTTTAGAAAGTTCTTCTATGCCTGGGATGATAAAGATAGGTCATACGAAAGGAGATCCTATTGACCGAGCTAATACTTTAAGTAAATCTACAGGTGTTCCTACTCCATTTAATGTTGTATATTCATATTGTTGCTTTAATGGAGAAAGAATTGAAAAAGCAGTTCATAAACATTTTAGAACAAAACGTGTCAACAAACAACGAGAATTTTTTTATGTTGAGTTAGATGAAGCTATTAAAGCTATAGAGGATTTAGGAGCTAAATTAGATTAATATTTATACGCAAAATTAATGATTTTATATGTCAATTAAAGGTGTATTTGCATTATTTGGGTTCCCGGATGAAGATAATCCTGAGCGTTTAAAACTTGAAAGTGAATTAGAAGACTATAAAGAATCTCCTCACTTTAAGTTAGGGATGTTCCATAAATTGATTATGAATGGTCATTTATTTTCTAAACAAGTTACTAAGTTTTTTGCCAAAGCAGATCCTTCCCTGGATGTAAAAGGAATAGATCAAGCAGGTGAATATATGATGTACACTAGAGCTTGGTTTTGGATTGAGCAAGTTAAAATCAGATCTAAAGTTTGGAAAGATGCTTTGAAACAATATGCAAATGAAGAATTTTTAATATCTCTCCGGTTAAGTATTTCTTATTTTGAAAGTACAGAAGAATATGAAAAGTGTGCTCATTTAAAAAAAATACAAGATTTTGTACAAAAAAACTTGCCCATCTAAAAGAAGGTTATTATCTTTAATTATATTTTGATATTAAATTATTGAAGTAATAAAGGTTATAAGAAAAATAAGTAAATAAAATAAAATGAAAAATAAAGAATTAGTATTGAGACGGTTGGAGTCTCTAGAAGGAAAATTAAAACGTTTGAGAAATGCTCTAAACGAAAGAAACGTAGATGCTGCTCGTCAAATTTTACAAGAGGCACTCGAACTTAAGGATGATACTCAAGCAATTGTTGAACGTGAAAATTAATTAAATAAATAAAAGTTATGAATCTTACCGCCGAACAAATCCAAGACAATTGGAATGAATTATTATCTTACATTGAAGAATATATTTCCGAACCTCGTAAAGATAAATTATTAGAATTTTATGAGCAATATGCTGACCGTTTGATGTTAATGCCTGCTGCGCATAAAAAAGAATATCATAATGCTTTCCCCGGAGGATATGTAGAACATGTTTTACGCGTTATTCGATGTGCCCTTAAGCAAGCTGAATTATGGGAATCTGAAGGTTGTGATATGTCTACATTTACAACTGAAGAATTAGTATTTTCAGCATTAAACCACGATTTAGGTAAAATGGGAGATGAGACCCAAGAATCATATATCCCCCAGACTGATAATTGGAGACGTGAAAAATTGGGAGAGGATTATATGTTTAATACTAAAGTTCCCTTTTCATCAGTCCCAGATAGAGGCTTATTTATGCTTCAATCACATGGTGTCCAGTATACATTT